TTTAAGTTTAGCTCTTCTATAGAGTCTAGCAAAAGTTTCTCTGTTAGTACCCATTTTTATACCACCACGCCCGTGGCTAAATTCTAACTCTTCTTTAATAATAAGGGCAGCATATTGTCTAGCAGTAAAACCTTTTAGGTCTAGTTTGAGAGGGGTGCTTTGATCGGGGGATGACATAAGTAGTTTTCTAAGACAATGTCGTTAACAGAACTACAAAAGATTCCATCTCTAACATGTACAGTGGGTAATGGATAAGGTGTTCTTGTAATTTGTTCTTGAGCTTGTTCAATATGATTAAGATAAAGATGAGTATCACCTAAGTTACCAATTAGTTGATCAGGTATCATGTTAACCTCATCAGCAATCATAGTCAAGAGAAGAGCATAGGAGGCGATATTGAAGGGTAACATTTACATTCTATTACAGTCGCAACTCTGTAATACGTTCTCTTATGAACTGCTGCATATTGCTATGCAGATTAGACTATATCTTCACTCATTTCTGAGGACTAGCTTTTCCACTACCATTAGCTTGTAGTGTACTCCCAAAAGGGATAGTCGTTAGGCATTTATTTATAAAAATAGTTTTTAAACTTAGGGTTAGGACTTTTAATCCTAAAAAGTAAAGTTGAGGCATTTTTTGAAAGTTTTCTAGAAGCTTCGCTTAGTGACTTAAACTCTTTCCCTTCTATAGATACAGGTTTTTCCTGTGGACCATAATAGTGACCTTGTTTTTTCTCACTTAAACGTTTTTTAAATTCTTCAGAGTGTTTTTTTCCATAGAAAGGATTATGTTCTCCACTTCTGTTTCTGCAACTACTACAAGTAGTGTTTACAGAATCAATTCGGTTTCCACATAAACAAAAGGTTTTACCCCCTCTCCAATTAGGATTCTCTTCTTTGTATCTAGGTTTAACAGGCTTACAAAGTTTTAGTCTTTCTGATGCTTCTTTAATTAGTCTTTCTTTTTCAGGGTGATTTTCTATTAAAAATCCACCAGAGGCAGAAGAAGAGACATTATAACAATGTTCTCTTTCCACCTTATCTAACATTGATTGTTCTACTTCTTTGTAATTTTCACAATGAATCATCTCAATAAATATAAAGGGTTTTTCTCCATATTTATTAAAAGCTCTTTGCATATGTATACAATGATGAACATTCTTTTTTAGATGCTGAAAATGAGTTAACTTTCTTTTCCTTAAGTTTTTTGAACTTCCTAAATAGAATTTACCATTAATTAAGTTTAAGATTATATATATTCCAGACTTCATATCTGCAATATAATACAATTTAAACGGTAAACCTAGTAAAGTGTCCATATATTTTTATAAAATTTAGCACGGGATTGTCCTTAAAGGAGTTTCCCCGTTTAACTAGTTTTTACTTGAGCTTTTTACCTACCCAAGAATGTATCTACTGAACGTTGATTCCACATTAAAGAGATTGCTCTGGTTGGTATGTTAGCTTGAGTTAAAGCCACATCGATAGTATTTTCTATTGCATCTCCCAAGTTTAATTTTATAAACGGTACTTCTATTTTATTTTCAAATTTAGAGTTATAATTTTCTACTCTTTCTGCTCTACTCAACTCTCTTGTATAAACTTGAAATCCATAATGACAAGGTGGAAGAACCATATCTTCAAGAGCATCTACATTCCAAGCACTAACCATTAATCTTCTAGAGTCTGGATTGTGTTTAAGATTATAGATTAGACTTTTAATCTGGTCAATTGAACCTCCTGCTAAGTCTGTTGAAGGCCATCTTCTCCACTGAGCACCATAAATAGGACCTAACTCACCGTATCTAGCAGCAAAGTCAGAATTAGTCTTGATTTGTTCTGCAAACGCTTCTATAGTGTAAGCATGATTATCGTCTGGTCTTGCTTCACGGTAAGATTTATAAGCGTCTCCTGTCCAAATATTACATCCGTTGTCTAAAAGGTATTTAATGTTAGTGTCACCCTTTAAAAACCACAGTAACTCAGTTACTATTGTCTTCCAAGGCATCTTCTTAGTGGTTAAGAGAGGAAATCCATCACTCATCCTGTGTCTGATGGTGTAGCCAAAGATTGACTTAGTACCTGTTCCTGTTCTATCTGACTTCTCTACTCCGTAATCTAAGATAGATTGAAGTAAGATCTGGTATTGTTTGTCTATGCTGTTCATCCGTTAAAGTCTGAGTATTTAAGTCCCCACTGTAAGTTAAACCAAGTCATTTCGTTTTCAGCTCGTTTCTTAGTGAATTTTAACTCTTTTCTTAAGTAAGCAATGCTCCACTGTTTCCACTCTTCTGCTTGTGCAGTAGTCATAGTCCACTGAGTATACCAATCGTCTGTTCTATCTTTAATGTCTTCGTACGTAACTTGATGACCAGCAATAACAAACATCTGATTAAGGATATCTATCATTGCTTTTCTTCTTTTTTCGTCTCTTGTTATTCGTTTTGCCATAATTCGTAAATGCTATTTGTTGTTGCAAACTTAATGTAGTTTTCTTTCTGTTCCAAAATCTCTGTAACAGTAGTAGTCAGCCAGGTATAAGACATTCTTTGAGGATCTAGGATAAGCGACCTACCTACTGCAGGTTCATCATGTAGTTCTTTAAATTTACCATCTTCAGACCACTCAATCCATCCAGCTTTGTGACCTACGTTAGATAAGCCATCTCTTTCCCTGACTAACTTGTATCTGAAGAGATCCTCTACGTTTAAGTTTATTTTAACTTGTTCTATTTTGGTCATTTTGTATTTGTATTAGTTCTTGTTTTATCTCTTGGTACATTTCTATTACTTTTCTGTTTTGCCAAGCATGATGCTCTAATGCTTCTATAATCTTGTCTACAGAAATCAAGGAGCAAGTAATCGCTTCATTGTACCTCTTCTCACAACTCAATAGTCCTTCTTTATGGGACCCATTGTTAGGCAACTGATAATAAAAGTCATTAATCAGCTGCCTAGCTGGTGTTGGATTAATAATATCTTCTAGCATAACTTACCTCCAGTCGATTTTGGTATAACTAGCTGCACCTGTATCCATGATACGATCCCATCTATACCAATTATACTGACTATTCTCATCCCATATTTTGTCTTTTACAAACTCCTCATGATAGTCTTGTAGGTTTTTTCTAATCCTATTAAACTTCTCTACATAGGCTATTGCAAGTTGTTCATCGTGTGTAACAAACACAAGGTTCTCATAGTAAGTGTCGTAACTTCCTGTGGGATAACTAACTAAGTACATTATTTGATTTTGCATGATTTACATTGGTCCGTCACCTCACCCTTGACTAGTCTACACCATCCTTCTATACCTTCTTGATGCTGATAGAAAGGACAAGACTTAATCCAGTAAGGGAATAACTCTTTTTGCTGTGCGTTTTTCTTAAAGTCTGGAACATAGCAGTAAGGAGTATTCTTAGGGATTCTCTTCTTTAGTTTTCTAGGAATTCTCATCTGTATCTTTATTTGTTATGTTACGGCTTACACCAGTATAAATCATAGAATATGTAAATGAAATAAGTATTATTGCCGCAATTCCTAGTAAAACATAAAAACTCTTATGTATTCCTATAACTAACAAAATTAGTAGTACTAGTATTAATATTGAAATTAAGTGTGTTTTCATTGTCCACTTCCTTGTATTTTATCACGCATCCATTTTGCGCCATAAATTCTACCAAATTTTTCTGCACCTGTTGGTTCACACAAAGATTGCATTTCAGCCCATTTTTCTATCTCCTCATCACTTAGTAGTTCAATAGGGGTTAAAAGTGATACAAATGAATCGGCTTGATCTTCGTCTGCTAAATGTATTTTTAACAAACTTAAAATTTCTTCTTCTGTGTATAGTTTCATGATTTGTTTATTGTTGCTCATTTGTTACCTCCTTTGATTTCAGTTAGTTTTTCTTCTATGCATTGTTTTTGATACTCAAGATGCAGTATTTCTGAGTGTTTTTTGATTACTAAATACGCATTGTCTAATAATTCTTTTTCTTGTTCTGTTCGCCATCCTGTTTTCACAATGCAAAGTGCATCAATTAGCGATAGATTTTTATAGTTACTCATTGTTCCCTCCTTGTTCTACATAAATGTGTTTCAATGTTTTACCACTCTCAGTAATAATGTAATAATGAGTGTTTGATACAATTGGCATTTCTACTTGCTCGGAGTAAATCATACCGATAACTTCAGGGTCAAGAAGTGTTGGGTTGTTTGTTTTAGTGTGAAAATTCCATTCAGCAATAAAGCTTTCTTCATTGTTTTCTCTCATGACGATTCTAAAATTGTCGCCAATCCATTGATTTGTTTCTTCGGAGTTACTTCTCCATGTTCTTAGTGTGTACATATGTTTGTTTGTTTATTTGTGTGTATCTAAATTTACGAACTTTCTTTTTAAAAGCCAAATTAAAGTTGAATAATTTTTTTCTTTGTTCCGTCATCATATAGGTAGATCATAAGTTCATCTTTGCGGATATATTGAACAGGTCTACCCATCATATCATAGATTCCAATGAGTTTAGGCTCTGGTTTTTTGACTTCAGATGTGGTAAGTGTTACACATGGGTCAATAGTAAATCTTATCAAAATGTTAGTATCATCGCCATGACAGTAATGAGACCATGTTAACACCAATAAGTATCTACCCGGTTTTCTGAATTTATAATTTATTTGTCTACCAGCATCTAAAGTGTCTCGCTTTTCGTAAACAATATCTTTGGAACTCCAGCTCAAACCATTATCAAATATATTAGGGTCATTAGACCATTGGCTGTCTGTAAATCTGTCTAAATTACCACTATGCAATAACATGGTCCTGTACACCCAACAAAAACTAGGAGGTTCAAGTGTACCCTTGGTCATTTCACCAGCTATGCTATCAATACAACTAGAGTCGTAAGTTGATAACATTTTGTAGTTGAGAACACAGTGATTAAAGTAATGGTAATCAACATAGTCGTAAATGATTGTATCACAACCAGTACAAGTGTTTGTTAATTTTAGATTGAATTGATATTTCCCTTTATGTGGAAGGTAAATTCTTGGAAAAAGTCTTTGACTCTTGTTTAAATTAGTCAGAACTTTGTGCGTTGACAGGTCAATAATGTCATAGTCGTACTTGACACAAGTATCCTTGAACGCATCTCCGGTTATTCTCCAAAGAAAGTAGTTTCCACTACTCATTTGTTCAATGTTAACAGAAGCCCATGTACATTTTGCATTCGCTGTTGCTAAGGAGACCAGAAGCATTAACAGCATTATTAGTTTTTTCATTGATTTAATTGCTTGAGTAGAACATTGTATTAATGTAATTAGACTTCTTTGAGGATTTCATTTCCTCACGATTGGCATAATCAAGTTCTGTTTTCTGTACTTGCTGGTACAAAGCTAAAATCTCTTCGTGAACATGAACGCTTATTTTTGCGTGAGCCAACCCTGATAATACATTTTTGTAGAAGATATAACTTGGGAGCCAATTTACCGAATTGGAAATAAAACCTTTCTCCAATGCGAATAAATAACATCTGTAGATGTGGTTTGTTTGTGCTGATGTCAGAGTTACATCCTTTAAGCATTCTAAGAGGCCGTCTTTGAATACTTGTAAAATCTGTTCTTCTTTATTTTTCATACGTTTATTGTTGCTCATTGTTACCTCCGAATATTTTCTGCTTCATAAAGATTTCCCACCTCATTCTAACAGTACCTTCACTATCAAGCTCATCAGTTTCAAAAAGTTCTCTAGGTGTAGATATAATATCCCAGCCCTCAGAACCTAATTCGTTTAGTTTTTTGCTTAATTCTGGTCTACTTAAAGTCATAAACCCGTATTGATATTTAAACTTGTCCATAAATTATTTTTAACCTCCAAATGTTTCGTTGTAGTATTGTTCACCAGTTATTGGTAGTGTACTTTCAGGATAATCAATTCCATGAACTGTTCCTTTGTTGTATGCAGTTTCAATTCTTTCCTTCTCAATTTCTTTGCATTGGTCTGCATAAGATTCTATCATTTCAAGATGTTCTTTACTCAGTAGAATTTGGTCTTTAATAGCATTTAGAAATTGTTCAACTGCCGTTTGTTGTTTATCCTTTTCCATTAGTTCTTTGAGTTTTTCTTTACGCTCTTTTCTTAGTTGTTCTCGGTTTTCAATACGCCATTTGTTCTTTGCTATTGCATCAGATTGCTCTGCGTTTTCAAGTAGTTTTTTTATCTTGTCGTTCATTGCTCACCTCCCTTGTGTATTATGTTTTTGCAGTTTCCTTTGTGACATAGAATATCGCCCTTGTAATTTTTACAAATAAAGTATTCACATCCTTCAATTACACACACCTTAAGTGGGTCTGATGCTAAATTACCTTCACTTGGTATTGTGTAGTTTGTAGTTCTTGATGATACTGTGGGTTCTTCGCAACTACTTACCATTCCGATAAGTAATGTTGCTAATATTAGTTTTTTCATACTTTGTTTATTGTTGCTCATTGTTTTCTAAGTTTTCTAGTTGTTTTTTTAATCTTTCAATACTACCCCAGATAATACTTGCATTAGGATCTAGTTGCTTAATCTTAGCTACTAACTCTTCTTGTGCACCTCTAGAGTAAAACCCATGTTCTATATCATCTGCTAAGTTTTGTAAGTGCATAGGAGCATGTATAGAGATACGTAGGTCATAACTGTGCCACTTAGTCTTCCAATCTACAAAGGCAATACCTTTAGTTAGCTTTCTAAGTAAGTTATGCAAAGTCCAATTACGGACTCTTACAATAGATTTATCACTACCAAACACATGTAAGAAGCGTAAAAACCACCTTGGGCAAAATTTAGGCTTAGCTTCATAATCCATAGCAAGTACTAAAGGATAAAGAGCATTAAAATAATCACCTTCTTCATGCCATAGATGTACTCCTAAGTATCCATACTTTTCAAATCCTTTAGGAAAAAAGATATAACGGAAATCATCTAATTCAATGTTACGGGTGAATATCATACCCCTCTTCCTCCCTCTCCAGAAGAGAAAGAAATACTTAATGTCTTGTAAGCGCTCT